GAGGAACTTAACGTATTATCCGTATTTCCATATGGATCATTACCACTATATGTTGATGAAGAATAGTTTGGTGTCTTTGACACTACCCTGTCAGGAAATACTGTGGTAGCAGCAACAGTTGTTCCACATCCAACATTAAAAGCATTGAGAGATAGAACTACAATCTCTGCTTTCAGGTCATTGATTTGTGATACGAGAGAAACAATATCTGAGTCAACTTTAACTAGCGATGGACCAAACAACTCAATTTCTACTTCTGAGTTTGGTTTCTCCTGAGAAACATAAGAGATTGCATTCTCGTTATTCTTTTTCTTTTGTTCTAAACTATCAATTAACTGACTCATTATTCTTCTCCATTTTTAAGTTGTTCAACTGTTGCTTTTAGATCATTTATCTGGTCTTGCTGTTCCTTTATCGCTTCAACTAGAAGACCAACTAAGTTTCCATAAGCAACGCCTTTATATCCATCAAATCTTTCTTCTACTGCTTCTGGAATAACTTTCTCAACTTCCTGTGCAATAAAACCTATCTGTTTCTTTTTATCTTCTTTGAAGTCAAATGTGACACCACGAAGAGCAGATACTTTTTCTAGTGGGTCCTTAATAGTATGAATATTTTCTTTCAGTCTTTCGTCTGACGATGGTAATGCTTTACCAAGAGCAAGTTCTACATCAAGGTTTCTACCATTGACAGTAATTAAACCAAGGAGATTTGTATTTCCAGTAAACGTTGCTGAACCGATAAACTTTACCAGTCCAGTGTGTATCATGGTGGAGAAACCTGCAAGTATTCCACCAGTAGCAAATAGACTTGGAATAGTTGGTTTTAGGTCAAGTGGATTCTTAATTAAGAAAACACTTCCAGTTTTAACACTCTGACCAAGAGTAAGACTATTCTTTCCAACTAAGTGGTTCTCATTTACAATAACATTATCCTGAAACATTGATTGTTCAGAATAAGTTTTCTGAGTTCCTGGTATGTTGCCACCTTTTAGAATATTGAAGATGGAAAATATACTTGTTGCTGCTTGGAATGCCATATTATTCTCCTATTTTATAAGACCAATGAATGCTTTATATCCACGAACAGCACTAGAACCAACGTGAGAGTCTGCATAGCACTTTTCAGACCATGACAAACCTTCTGGAATCATATTACCTGTTTGTGCTTTTAGGTTTGCGGCGTTTGCTGATATTGCAACACCACCACCTGCTTTTAAGTTTAAGTCTTTACCTGCGTTGATATTTAGAGTTCCATCACAGTCTAATGACATGTTATTTCCACGTATCCTTACTCCACCAGTTTTGTCTGCTGTTAGGCAAATATCACCATTAGAAGTAGAAATCTGAACGTCAACTCCCTTATTACTTTTCTTACCAGCATGTATTTCTACAGCACCATCATTATAGATGGACATTAGTCCACCTTTTGCTAAACCTATTGAATTTTGGAACCCACTGTCTGCTACACCATATATTTGATATACTCCTTCCCCGTTTAGACCCATCTTAGGGTCATAAACTGTAAACTGAAAGTCATTAACGTGCCACCAAGACCTTAAATGATAGTTTTTATCCATTTACTTAGTAATACAATCGATAACTTGCTTGACTTCACCTTGGAAGTCTGGAATATCCAGAGATGGTTTTAGAACTGCTCCAACTCCTGTATCACTGTCGATAGTCAGGACAGGCAAACTTGTAACAACTCCATTATTTAGAGGTGTGACTTTAACAATATACCCATTTGATATCTGAGTATCATACTCATTTCCTTGGTCATCTGTGACTGTATCCCCATCAGAGTATCCACTACCAGGATCGAGAACAGAAACGGAATCGACAACGTATGGTTGCTCCTCTGCTGGATAGTTTTCGCCAGGAGATACAATGTAAATACCAGTTACTTGCCCATCAGAAATAATAGATCTAGCAATAGCACCATATCCTTGGTTGCAGTTATCTACTATCTCTACAAATGGTGGATAAACATAGTTAGAACCTGGGTTTGTCATCTTGACACTAATGATACCACCGGTGAGTCCATTGGCAGCCTGCGTAATGTTTCCGAACAATGGAACGGCAGATGCACCACTACCACCTCCACCGAAGATATTAATCTTTGGTGGTCCGCAGAACTGTGGGAAACCTGCGAAACAGTCACTAATACCTGTGAAGTCTGGTTGTGAGATACCTTGGTTAAAGATATCAAATGCTCCAACTATCTCACCAACACCTTCGACTGGGTTTTCTGTTCCTTGTTTTTCTGCTGAGATAGCAAATGCAGTATTAGCAACTTCTAAAATACCATCAATGTTACTGAGGTTTGGTGCTTTCGGTCCAGCACCAACAATCCATTCTTTAATATCATCATCAGCATCATCATCTTTACACTTTGGAAGACCAAGCATACCTAAGAAGGCTTCGCCAACACTACGCAAGAAGTCTTCCGTGTTAAAACCACCAACATAGTCAAGTATCTTACTCAAACCACTGATAGCAGACTGAAGACCAGTTGCAATTTGACCAATGATGCTGTTCATTATTGAACCCATGAACTGTTCAGCAACACAGGATACAAAGTTTGCAATGTTATCAACAATAGCATAGAGCATCTGACGAATAACGTTTCCAAGAGACTTGATGATACTCTCAATCAAACAAGGTATTCTTTCTTCAAGTTCAACAATAACAGGTATTAAAGCTTTCTCAGCAAGTTCTCCTGCTTTATTTGCGGTTGTTGGGTTCAGAGTTGCTGCAAATACTAATCCATACACAGTTCCATAGAGTATTTTTAGACCAGCTTTAATAAGTGGAATAAGTTTATCCATCACTGCTGTAACTGCACCACCAACCATTCCAGCAACAATGTTTTCTAGTTGCTCCACGCGATAGTCAATTTCTTGTTTTAACCAGTCACGAGCCCACTCAATATCATTTTGTATAGCGTCAGAATATTTCTGATAGTCCCGTAAGAAATTATTTAAAGCATTAGATATCTTATCAAGAGTAGATGGTTTCTTATCTGCTAACTTAACGTTATCCCCAACAGCATCGGAGACTGGGACAGTTCCTTGTGGCGTTTTTCCAGTGGGAAGTGGTACTGGATTTGGTGCCGATGATGCGTGTTGTTCGTTTGTTTCCTCACCGCCACCTTTTGTTCTGGTCTTACCGTCTGCTTTTTTTATAAGGTCATTGGTTCCAGAAAATGGTGTGAATGGACGCTTATCCTTCTGATTTACAACGTATCTTGACCTACCTAATGCACCAATGATTACTGGTGTTTGTGCGTTATCTCCGTCCATAAAGAACCCGAAGACAACATCACCCTCTTGCAGTTTGATATCTTGTGATATGCCACCAGCACCTGTTCCAGCAGTTGGAGGGAGCATAACCTGTGCCCAAGGCAGTTGGTTATCTGGAAGTTCTACCGCACTTTCGGGATGGTATCCCATGATACGGACTTTATATCTATTTCCCCATCCTTCACCTCTGGGTTGTTTTCCCATGGCAGAGAGTGGTGGGATTTGACCTACCCACCATCTAAAACCATCTCTCCCTAAAAAATTACTTTTGAGTAAATTTTCTTCCATTACTTCTTACTTTTTGGACCGAATGTATCTCTGATAAGTTTCATAGAAGTATATGAAGCTTCTGTATCAAAGTGATGACACAATTCCTTAATCATATATAGACCGCTTGTTTCGGGGTCAAACTCATTCTTTTTAGATAATGTTATCTTTGGTATCTTACATTCTATCAGATCACCTGCTCTCAGGTTAGTGTTTAGAGGGACAGTCATACTCACTGTCTGGTTAAACAGAGTGTTATATCTCATCAATGCTTGCGACTGATATTCTGCTGGGTTTGCGTTTGGTGCAGTAGAAACATCATCCTCTAAGGTTCCAACATCAAGAATCTGTGTGATAATTCTAGTTGGCAAGTTACCTAAGTTTTCTGGTAAGTTAATCTGCTGACCAAGGTTTTCGGTGTTGCTGACATAGTTTTGCAACTTGAATGCACCTTGCTCCTGTGTTGTGAATGTCCAGTCTAGTGGGTTATAAAATACACGTTGAGATGCGTATGTTCCGAGTCTAAGTTTTTCTACAAGGTTGTTATTTCTTTCAGTTGTATAGTCAATGATAAGGAAGTCATTGTTTCTAAAATAGTCTGACTGGTTTCCACCTGCATAGGTATATGTTGCTTTTGGTTTTTGAGCAGCAAGGTTATCTAATGAACGAAACTGAAACCCATCTTGTGTCTGATAAAAAACATATCCAGCAATACCAGATTGTGGAACTGCCTTTGATGCCAACCAAACTAGAATAGTGAAGGGTTTTCTTAGGTTTCCAATGAAACCATACTTATTTCTAGTTTTATCAACAGTTCCTATTCTCTCTGTTGAAAGATAGTTCTTCAAAATATCAGAAACTGATGTATCAATAGAAGAACCAGTCGAAAACTTTTTACCAACTCTTGATGTTTCGTTAGTAATTGCTTCTCTTGATACTAAGTTAAGTTGAAAGGTTTCTCTTTGGGACTGACTTAAAACATTACTAATACTTGAAACATAGAGATAGTCTTTCGGTTTAGAAAAATCTAGTCCTTGGTTTGTGGAAGAGTTGCCGTTTATTTTCATCGACAACCTTTCACCACCTCTCAAAGGAAGACCATTATATATTGTTGAAGGTTCTCCATTTTTATCTGGAATACTTCCACCAGTATCCATTACAATTATCTTTGCTGTAATAGTTGGAGAGAAAATATCCTCATAATAATCAATGGAATATGTTCCACCTCTAATGTCAGCCGTCTTTGACTTATCGTTCGATTCTAATGTTAGTGTCTGAAACTCTGATGTTTTTGTTGACATTAGGTATAAGCGAGCTCCGTCAATACTCTATGTTTGATAAGACTATTTAACCCAGCACCAGCGATGATGATAGTGCTACCACCGCTGCCACCAATCATCATTGGATTTTGTTGCATCGATTGTGGAGCAGCAACTACCAATGTCTTTCCTTGTCTCTCTGGTGTGATACCACTAGATATTGCTGTCGATCTTCCAGTAGAAGAAACCTGAGCAATTGTATTTCCTTTTCCAGGAACAGCAAAAGAAGAACTATTGGGGTTATTTGTGAATAGCAGATATGGAACATATGGAGAAGGATCAGCATCGCTTCCATATTCACTACTATTATATGTTGTAGTATATTCAAAGTGAAGGTGTGGACCACTAGACTTTCCAGTGCTTCCAACCTGAGCAAATGATGTCCCTGCTGCAAGTTTTGCAAACGTTTGTGGTTTGCTTGCAAGGTGTGCGAAACGAAGTTGGACATTCAGTGAAGGAACCCAAACATCAAGTACATGTCCATATCCAGTTCCAGGACCGTTAGGGAAGTCTGCTTTATAACCAACCCACTCACAGTCAACTCTCAACGCGATCCAAGTTCCTGAGGGTGCAGCGATGTCAATACCACCATGCTTTCCACCCCTAGAACCATAAACGTCAGTTACCTCTATATTACTGACACCTCTACCAAGAGATTGTGTTAGAACATCACCCGCTACAAATGGTCTAGTTCCCAGTTGTCCTAATGGTTGTGGTCCAGAAACTCCTGTTGTGGCACCCATATTGGGAACAGGAGCAGGAGTGTTGCTCTTGCCAAGATATGCACTACCCTTGTTGAAACCAAATGTCTGACCATGCCTGGTGGCGTCTTGGGTCATGTCATCATATTTTTGCTCAAAACCTTGACTTCTAAAGTCTGGTCTATTACCGACAAACTTAGCAGCACTCTGCTGCATAGACTTATTGAGTAAAGCATTTGCAACTCTATCTAAACCATTAGGACTTGCACCGTTACCACCAAATTTTTTAATATGTGCAATTGCGGTCTCTCTGTTTACAACTTTATTCCAGTCAGCAGTTTTACCATATTCTCCAACTGGTGCATATTGGTTTCTGGCAAGTATCTCTTGTCTTGCTGTTCTGCCACTATACCCCATTCTATTGTATATTGACTGAGCAACATCAACAGCACCTTGGGTATTAGAGTTCTCGTATAAAGATATCAGCGCAAGTAACCAGAAGTCTGCACTTCCACCAGTTGCTGGTGTTTGTGGTCCAGGTTTTCCAGGAACTTGGTTATCATCGCCAGTAGTAGGTTCATCATCATCACCAAATTTAAAAGGTTCTATCAAAAGATTCAGAGCATCTCTGAAATCGATTTCCATTCTGTTGAAAGTACCTTTGACTTTTTCTAGTTGAGAATTTATCTGCTTTCCTGCTGCAGAAAAGTTAAATGACATCAAGGTTCTTGCAAATATAACAATCAAACCACCAAGTTCTTGCAATAGTCGTGTCGTGTTTGATGTAAATGAAGATAATGTTTGAGTTAGTTTTACTATCCTTTCACCAAGTTGTTTGGAGAATGATACAATGATTGGCATATTGTTCACAATCCAACCAGTCAAGGTTAAACCAATCGCTTTCAATATTCTACCTAAGAATCCTTGTGTTGAACTCGTTATTGCTTTTCCTATCTTTGAAATTGGAGACGTTGCTTTTGATGCCTCAACAAGATCTTCTTGGTTCTTTCTACGAATAGCATCTCTTCTCAGACGATAGATGTTTTCTCTCTTAGCAATAGATTCTTTTTTAAATACAGACTGTCTCTGTAAGGTCTTTACAACACTCTTAGAAAGTTTATTAGTTTCCTCTGCTTTATTTTCAAGTCTAGTTGCAGACTTTAAAAGTTTAATTGTAACTAGTCGTATGAGTGGTAATGCCATGTTATACTACTACGTTATAATTTGCCATAGAATAATAAACATAGAAGTTGTCAATATTCGAAGAAGCAATATCTGGAATAGTATTAGCAGAAGGATTTAGATCTGTAGGAACTTCTCTCTGCCCCTGTTGCCCACCAGCGGTGACTACAACATTAGTTTCTGGTTCTGGTGTAGGTCCAACACTAGCAGCTCTTGCTGATGCAGTTGTTGCTACTGGTTGAACATTTGCAGAAGTTGATATAGAAGGTGCTGCAAACATCTTGGAGAAGTCCATTCCCTCATACAATGAACCCTGTTGTGCTTGGGTGAAAATATTCTGCCCCAAGTTGCTCATTGGCGTAAAACCAAAGATAGAAGCACCAAGTTTTACTGGGAATGGAAGAGGAAGTTTTGATAAACCATAAACAAAAGTAGCACCAGATGCAGCACCAGAAACTGCTTGCCCTGGTGAAGCACCATTGAACATATTGGCACCAGCACCAAAAATAGTTTGACCTAGTGGATTTGTTGTAAGTGACTTTCCAAAGTTAAAGAGTAAGTTTGTTGGTGAAAATGATTGCTGTTGATTATTGTTGTTAGTATTACTACCTGCACCATTATCATCTCCACTACCATTTCCATTATTATCTCTCTTAAAAACTCCTCTGACTTTATCTATTGTACCTTGAATAAAGTCTCTAAGAAATTGTATTGGTTTTTTAAATAGACCGTTTCTGATAGACTGAGAAACTCTTGACGTAGTTCTACTAATAGAACCAACAATATCAGTAAGTGCCTGACCAATGTTTGAAAATATATTTTTTGCGGACTCGAATACTTTATCAAAGGTCTGCTTTGCTTCTCTGAGTCTATCAATCGTAAACTTAGACGCTGCTTTAATACCAGATATTATCTTTGGACCTAACCATCCAGTCAGTAATAGGGTAAAGAACCCCATCAATCCTTTGAGTGAAGACTGTGCCTTTACTGCTGCTTTTTGTGCTGGTTCAATAGTAGCATTTTGTATCTTCCTTTCAACTAAGGATTCTTGCCCTTCTCTTAGTTGAAGTTGAGCAGCTCTTCTTTCTCTTTCCTGCTCTATTGCTTCCTTCTGTCTTTCTAAGAAAGCATTTGTGGTGACAGTTTGGGATATACTTTGCAGTGATGTGCTCAGACTTACCATCTGAGCAGATATTCTATCGAGTCTAACGCTTAGACCGCCAACTAAATTCGATACTGCCGCAAGAACTTGTTCGTTTTTCTGATCGACAGTAGTATCCACTTCCCTCTGAGAGGGTGAGTTATTCAATATTGGCGACCTCATTTTAGCCATTTGCCTGATTCTTTAAGTTTTCTTCTTCAATGAAGTGTTGAAGTAACGTAACATAAACTTCCCTTTCCCAGGGTATCATGTTTTCAAGCTCTGTTAATGAATATTTATGGTGCTGAATCAAAGCAAAGTTAGTCTTGAAGTATGACTCAAGGTTTTCATGAGCCATACTCACCCGAAAAAAGCAGTTAGTCCCTCCAAAACAACATCACTATCCACACCAGTCTTTGGATTAGTTATTGTAATAGTATGAGAAAGTTTTGGCATTGTCTCAAAGAACTTTTCAATTTCTTTGAACTGCTTGGAACTCAACTGCTCCAAGAATGCACTCAGTTCTTTCTTCGAATACTCGGAAGCAGACCAAGACTCCTCCTCATTGTACACCTGATCGATACAACTTGAAATAAGTTCGAAGGTGTCATCAACAGTGATTTCTTCATTCTCGACACTGAAGTTTGTCTTGATGAACTCATTCATCGATGGATACTTCATTCTCAAACTCAACTGATCGTCAAGTTTAATATCCCTATTGTGTTCTGCACTCACCTGAACCTTAATTTCATCTAGGTTGATGAAAGTTGGTACTTGGGTGACACCATCATCGGGGCAAGTGATAAGAACTTCAATGTCCTCACCAACAGACTTACCGCGAATATTCAAGAACAAATACTCGATGTCAAATGTAGAGAGTTGGTCTACTTTAACACCACGAGTCAGAATGCAGTTTGAGATAACATCTTTTACTGCTCTTGCAATTTGCTTAGGATCCTCAGTCTCCATCGCAATGATAAGGATCTTTTCTTCTTTAACTAAGAAGGGGCGGTATTTTACTTTCTTTTTATTCGAAGGCAACTCAATTTCATACGTCGGAGTCGCAATGGTTGGTAAAGGCATAATAACCCAAAAAGTTCAGTTAGAAATATTTAGAGTGGAAATTAGAGAACCCTTTCTCTTGCAACTGGTCTTGATGTAAGTTTATCATTGACAATTGCTTCACCTGGTCCAACATTAGGAGGTCTAAATCTCACACCACCAGCACCTGCTGCACCAGCAGACATTGGAACAAAACCACCACCTTGTGAACTACCATTCAAGAAGTTGAAACCCTTGAATGTCATGTCTAGGTTATTATCAGACCCGCTGTAAACAGCATAACTTGAAGTCTTTCCACAAACATATCTGTCAAAGTTGAATGATGCACTAACTTTTAAGATATCAGAGTTTGCATATGATACTGGTGTAGAGTTCAATGCAATGGGGAATAACCCATAGAATGTATATTCTAACTGCTTATTGTAGTCTCTGTCAAACTTGACAATTTTTGTACTATCACACTTATATTCTTCTGGATATCTCATTCTGAAAAAGTATCCATCTCTCGAAGGAGAAACACCAGAACCAAAAGAGATAAACTCTATCCAGTGCTCCAAGAACTTCAACGATTTGTACGCATTGTCAACATAGAACTCCAAGTCAATTTGTGTGAACAAACGGGTGTGTGCCATCTTCTCAACGACACCCATGTAGTTTCCAGAAATGTCTGCTGTTCCCAAAGAACTTCCAGGCAGAACGGCAGAATTGCACAGAAGACCAACACTCTCGCCAATGAAGCGAGCATCAATTCCTCTATATGCAAGGTGTCCTCTCAGTGGGAAAGACAAACCACCAAAAATAACTTCGTAGTGTGAAGTTTGTGCTAAGTTAGTTACGAGTGGTTTGAACTCTGATATCTTTCTTGGAGTAGGCACTCTAAATATCTTATATGTGATTGTTATAGTTATTTAGATGTCATATAAGGGAAAATATCAACCTTCACATCCCAAAAAATACAAAGGAGACCCAACCAATATCATCTATCGTTCTCTTTGGGAACGTAAGTTTATGAGATATTGTGATATGAATGAGTGTATCTTGGAATGGGGTAGTGAAGAAATGTTCGTGTGGTATCGTTCTCCAATAGACAATAAAGCACACAGATACTTCCCAGACTTTTACATCAAAGTAAAAGAGTCTTCTGGTAAAATTAAAAAATATATCATCGAAATCAAACCTCTACGTCAAACTGCTCCTCCACCAAAACCAAAGAGGCAGACAAAAGGTTACCTGCGTGAGGCATATGAGTATGCTAGAAACCAGGCAAAGTGGGAAGCAGCAAAAGAATGGTGTCTTGATAGAGGTTTTGAGTTCAGAGTCTTTACTGAGAAAGAACTAGGTATCAAATAATGCCAAGAAAGACAGTTAAAGAACAAAAACAAAAAAAGGTTACGGATACTGATACTAACCGTAACCGTGTTCGTGCTGTCACCGATGGTCTAGTTGGAACAGAAGACCCAGATGATATCATGCTTGAACTGATAGAAGTTTTAAATGAAATACCACCGACACAAGTTGAGTCTGGAAAGTTCTACATCTTCGTTTACAACCCCAAAACTCCAAACATTCAATATGATCAAAACCCATTCGTAGCAGTCACTGATGTGTTTGGTTGGGGTTTTCGCGGTATCAACTTCCATTGGTCAGAAACACGCCAATACACATGGAATGAAGTTCCTGGTGGAATATATGAAGTTTACTCATCGGAAGTAAAAGATTTGCAGGGTATTCCTTTTGGAAAGTTCCGTCTAAATAGTTAGAAAAGGATAAATGCCTGATTCTGCACTTGGGTACAACCTGGCACAGGAAGGAACTGATCTTAATAAGACTGGTTCTGGAGGAGGAGAAAAGCCTAAAAAGGCACAGTCTCTTCGATATCCCCTGAAAAGAATTGAGAATAAGAGTGACTACATGGAGATTCAGGTTATAGAATATGAACCTCCTGGTTTTTTAAATACTGGTCAGAGTGCGACTGTATCCTTTCAAGATGAAAAAACCAAACAAAATGATAGTATTGCATTAACATCTATTAGAACTGGAACTGAAGCAAATAGAAAGAAAAAGGCAAAAAAATATATTTACCTACCCATACCACAAAACTTATCAGATACAAACTCCATCACCTGGGGAGATGATAGAGTAAACCCTCTCGAAGCATTTGGATTGAGTGCAGCAACAGAAGGAGTACAAGGTTTCAAAGAAGCAAAAGGTCAAGTATCAAAATTCTTCCAAGCTGTTGGCGGTCTTGGGGGAATAGTTGGTCAAAATAAAGATGTTATTAATGCAACAATAGGTGGAGCATTATATAACACTCTTGGTGGTAATGTTAGTTTGCAGTCAGTCATAACAAGATCCACTGGACAAATCCTCAACCCAAACCTTGAGTTATTGTTCCAGGGTGTAAACATCAGGAGTTTCTCCTTTGTCTTCGACTTTGCTCCAAGAGATCAAAGAGAAGCAAGAGAAGTGAAAAAGATCATAAGAGCATTTAAAGAATCGGCAGCAGCAAAAGATGAGTCAATCGAAAAACTTGGAAAAGTTTTTATCAAGTCGCCAGATGTCTTTATAGTTAAGTTTAAGACTGGTGGAAAAGATCATCCTTTCCTGAACCGTTTCAAACCAATGGCACTTGTCGATATGAGTTTGAACTATACAGCATCAGGAACTTATGCAACCTATCAAGATGGAACACCAGTTCACATCCAAATGTCCTTGACATTCAAAGAACTCAACCCAATTTATGCTAGTGACTATACAGAAGATAAAGAAGGAAAACTTGGAGTAGGTTACTAAAATGAGTTATTTCAGAGAACTTCCAGACTTAGAATACCAGTCAGTAGTAAGTGATAGAAACTCATCACTCGACTATGTAACTGTCAAGAACTTATTCAGAAGGGCAAAACTTCGTGACGACTTACAGAATGTATTCACGCTCTTCAATAAGTATCAGATAAGAGATGGTGCAAGACCAGACACAGTTGCAGAAGAAATTTATGGTTCACCAGACTATGACTGGGTGGTCCTTATGTCAGCAAATATCACTAACGTAAGAGACCAATGGCCACTTTCTGATAGAGACTTGTATCGCTTCTCAGAAGAGAAGTACACTATTCAGAAACTAACTGACGTAAAATATTATGAAACAACAGAAGTCAAAGACTCTTCTGGAAGACTTATTCTTCCTGCTGGGAAAGTAGTAGATAAGACTTTCACTATTCCAGACCCATCCAATCCTCTTGCAACTCTGAACCCAACAAGAGGTGTTTCTAACTACGAATACGAAGTTAAAAAGAACGAAGAGAAGCGTGGTATTTACCTTCTAAAACCAGGATATCTCCAACAGTACATCGAAGACTTTAGGTCAGCAATGTACTATCAGAGATCATCTCAGTATGTGAACGATAGACTTATAAGAACTGAAAATACTAGAAATACTTCACCATAGTAGTTTCAACTTCTTATCAAACATCATAACGTAACGGTGCTTGCGGGAGCGGTCTTTCCATTCTCCCTCAGCACCTTTTATTTTGCCGCGTGAATGTTTGGTGCCGTCGGCGTAGTAGAAGTCTTTCTTAGCATCTGTAAGCCCACAATATTTAAAGTTGCAAGCACGATAAATTGTGCCGTCATGATACTCAGAATCAGCATAAGAAATGATCGCTGAGACTTCTGTGTCCTTGCGAAACTGTCTAATCGCTTTTGCAACGAACCAAGAAGTAATGTTGTACTCTTGTGACTGCGTATCTGGGTGGATGCAGAGTCTAGAGAGTTCGAAGAGTCCTTGCTGTTCATTTCTTCCAAGACCGAATGCTCCTTGCGCTACTTCTGGAACAGGGAGTCCAGTGAATATAATCACTCCCTGAATACCACCAATATTTAGAGGTGAGAAGTCGTTTTTCTTATAAAGACCATAGTTATATCCTGACTTGAAACCTTTTGAAATATCTTTAAGATAATGAAACCGCAGAAGTAACTCTGCGGCTTCGGTCTTACTTACTCTGTCAATGTAATAGTCAGTTTTCACTTCAATAGTAAGTTAACATATGCTGCGACCACTAGAAGGGTCAGACAGATTTGATTGTACTTCATCGCCCAAACTTACGGTCCATGCGTAGTTTAATGTAATACATGCCGATGACCCAGAGGGAGAAGAGAAACCCTTCTCCGTAACTTAGGTTCATCCAGGCATCTAGTGCCTCTCCCATATCACTCTTCTGCCAGACGGGCGAAGTAGGACAGGGTATCGTCGTCTTCATCTTCATCAGAAGAAGAGGAGCGAGTGGGTTGCAGAGAGTTCAGGTCGCTGCGGAGGTCTTCGGTGAGTTCACGGGCAGAACCACGGGTGTTCTCTTCCTCTTCATAGTCTTCCTCTTGGAGACGAGGAGTGCCCTTGTTACCCAGAACATAGTCCAGACGCTTTTTCAGTTCGTCATAGGACTTGAACTGGTCAGCAGCAACGATCTCAGCAAGAGAGTACTGCTTCTTCCACACTGCTTCCATTGCTTCATCATCGTCCAGAAGTGCATCAGGACGGGCGAACTCGGAAGAGTCATAGTTGCGGTAACCAGCAACGTTCTTCGCCTTCAGTTTGAAGTTGGCACCCTGCCAGAAGTCGAACGGATCGATTGCTTCCTCATCCTCAAACTCAGGTTGCATTGCAGCAGTGAGTTTGTCAAAGATCTTCTTACCATACTTGAACAGGAAGACCTTACCTTCGTTCTCAGGGTTTGCAGGATCCTTGACCACGTAGATGTTAGAAACGTAGGTCAGTTTGCGCTTCTGCTTGCGTGCTGCTTCTTTACCAGCGTCGGTGCCGTTGTTCCACAGCATCGTGTTGTACTCAGACACAGGGTCTTTCTGACCAAGAGTAGTCAGGGAGTTCTCAATATACCAACCGCCAGGACCTTGGAATGCATGACTGTAGAGTTTCACGAATGGCAGGTCCTCACCATTCGGAGCGGGGAGGAAACGGATAACGGCATAACCATTGCCGCTCTTATCACATTCCAGTTTCCAGTTGCGGTCATCGGAAGAACCGCTACCATTGTTATTCATTTTCTCGACTTCTTTGACCAGTTTGGCGGTCAGAGAACCCAGTTTGGATTGCTTTTTAAGGTCTGCGAAAGACATTAGGATTACCTCGGATAGTTTTGGATTTTGGGGGATTTACTCGGATAGTATAGCAAAGATGCCCTTAGGCGTCAATGTAATCTCTGAGAGACTCGATAGTTGCGTACATACTATTGAATAAAGTCTGCATGTCAGTCTCTGGCGGGAAACCCATCAGAGCAACAGACTTGCGAAGGTTCTCTTTCATTTCGACCGCTTCGGGGTCGTCTGAAAGGGACAACCTAGTATACATCACTCGCTGCTTTTCTAGCAAGCTTGTCAGGATATCAATATGTTCCAACTTGTCTTCTCTGGACATCATACCAAAGTTGAAGAGAGACCCGTAGATCTTCTCCTGCATGGAATTAATTTCTTTTAGTTCTTCCTGAATAATTTCGGAGTCAAAAAAGTCACTCATTTATGATAGTCCTTAGAATCTTTTTGTATTGAAACATATCAATATTTAGAAACGGTGAATACTTCTTGAGTTTCAAACTTACGGTTTCCCACACTGGGTCCGTAAGTTCCTTATCAAAGTTTTTTGAGAAACGGAATATTTTGTCGTAGATTACGAATGTTTCTAGCGAGAGTCTCCCGCTTAGAAACTCTTTGAGTATCAGAGGGTGTCCCTTGGTACAGTTGAACAAAGTCTCTAACTCGTTCTCCGATAACAATTCGTTGCTTTGCTCTTTGAACAAGTACGTCAAACTCTGTTGGCGTTTCATCCACTCGGCGTAGTTTCTTTCGCCAGAACTGATAATTTCTCCAATCCATAGGTTTTGTGGGTTGTCAGAAGATACAAAATTGGATACCAAAAAGTCTACGACCTCTTTATCAGAATACTTGCGCGAAGTCTTTTCGAACCAGTACTTATCCTTCCTTTTATTGAAGGAAGTCATACTAGCGCGAGTCTTCGCACCGTATTTAAAGAAGTCGTATTTGGGGTTTGTGAAGTGATTTTTGAGCGAAAGATAATGTTGATAAGTTTCAAAGGGGCTCACAATCATAAAGGCAGTTTTGCTCTCGAAGTTCGTTTCATGAAGTTAAGACGAGTTGCGTCCCACTTCAGTCTCTCTTTCAAAGGTTTTGAAATGAGTTTCGTTACAGATTCTACTTCAAGGTTATTGATTTCGCAATAGTGGCAAATAGCATCAATATAGTTGAAGTTTTCTTCTGCTACGATTTTTTCAATTTCGAGAGCGAATTTAGAAGGTGTCAAAAATTTACTTTCTATTGCCTGCTCCAGTTCTTTATTTGGTTCCATAGAGTTCCAGTTTATCTCTAACAAATTTTCTAATATATTTGCTGAGGAGTTTGATGTACTTTGATTTGTCATGTTCTTCATAGACGACGCATTCTCCATTTTCACAAGCCATGATGATTACAAGTTTTTTGACTGAAATACCAGTCAGTTCGTACAGCATACAACCATATGCCATGCACTGTACA